CGCGTCCGCTGCTTGACAAGATGGAGCGGAAGAAGAAGACGTTCCCGGGCGGCAAGGGCAACATTTCGCTCGCCGTTAAGGGCCAGTATGGCGACGGTTCGGGCAACGATGTCCTCAAGGGTTACACCCACAACGACACCGTAAACTTCTTCACCCCGGCCAACATCAAGCGTGCTGCTTACGCTTGGCGTGAGCATCACATCGGTCTGACCCTGACCCACACCGAACTCAAGATCGACGGCATTTCCGTTGTCGATACGAACGGTGAGAGCACCAGCAACCACTCCCAGCGCGAACTGACCGTTCTGGTCAACCTGCTGGAAGACAAGCTGGGCGAACTGGGCGAGCAGTACGCTCGTTCCATGAACGGCCTGTTCTACGGTGACGGCACCGCCGACCCGAAGGCCCTCGCGGGCATCCAGCTTCTCGTTGCCGCCGACCCGTCGGTCGGTACTGCGGGCGGTCTGGATCGTGCGACGGTTGATTGGTGGCGTAACCGCGCCCGCACCGCCGAGTTCGGTGCCAAGGTGACGGCGACCCCGTCGCTCTCGGCTCACGGCGGCGATGCAGTCACGTCCTCGCCTCTCAACGGCGGCACGCTGTTGCAGGCCCTCCAGTACGAGCGTCGTCAGCTTATCCGCTTCGGCGGTCAGCCTGACACCATGCTCTGCGGCTCGGCCTTCCTCGACGCCATGGAGAAGGAAATCCGTGCGAACGGCGGCTACTCTGACACGGGCTTCAACAAGTCCATCGATGGTGCCGTGGGTACGCTGTCCTTCGCTGGCCAGTCGATCCAGTACGATCCGACCCTTGACGACATGGGCATGTCGAAGCGCGCTTACTGGTTCGACAGCAAGCGCCTGTTCCTCATGGCTATGGAGGGAGAATGGCGCAAGGACCACACCCCGGCCCGCCCGGCGAACCAGTTCGTCCTGTATCGCTCCGTGACCTCGACGGGTCAGATGGTGATGACGCAGGCCAACTGCCATCTCGTGATCGACATTACGTAGGCTAACGCGAGAGACGGCGGGCAACAACGCCCGCCGTCTCTTTTAACTTGGAGAGCTAAATGCACATCTGCACTTGTTCTGTGATGATCGCTGGTGATGTGGGAAACATCATGGTTCGTGGACCTGCGAACCCCGTATCGTGGCCTGAAATTGGCGTGCTCCAGTTCCTCCACGGCGAGGAAGCCATCTTCAACATCTCAGCGGTGCGGGCTGTGAAGACCACGGGCGCGCAGGAAAAGCAGCGCCTCGGCGGCATCTACAATCCGGCCATCGTTGACAGCCTCTACCCGGGCAAGAGCCCCGTCATGGAATTGGAAATGCCCGGCACCGTGCTGCCGAGCGATGACACCGCCAAGAGCGCGAAGATCACGCGTCGTGGCACCACCACGACCATTCCGCCGCTCGAAACGGCCGAAGCCGAGGACTGAACATGCCTGTAGGCGTCCAGCTTTCCGAACTCCGTCGCCAGCTTCGTGCTGAGGTTGGCCAGACGCTCAACGCGGCGCAGGGTGTGAACGCGCAGGGTCAGTACGACCTTGCGCTCGCCCGCCAGCAGCAAGAACTCTGGGAAAGCTACGACTGGCCCCACCTCATGTATTCGGTGGATCACCCGCTGTTCGCCGGGCAGGAAGTCTACGACTACCCCCCGGAGATGCCCTTCGACGCCATCAACAAGGTGTTCGCCCGCAACGGCACCAAGTTCGATCCGGTGCTTTACGGCATCGATATGGGGCACACGAACGAATACCAGACCCGAGCGTGGCCCCCGGCTCGCTGGGCGAACTCCGTCAAGATCACCAACGGCAAGGTGGTGCCAGCAGGGCAGTTCAGGGTGCTTCCGATGCCCGGCCAAGATGGCGCATTGCGCTTTGTAGGTCAGGCCCCGTGCAATCCGCTCGTCGCTGACACCGACATCTGCGTCCTCGACAGCACCCTCATCACGCTCTTTGCGGCCGCCGAAATCCTCGCATCGCAGAAGGCCGAAAACGCCTCGCTCAAGCTCCAGAAGGCGCAGCAATACCTGCGCAGGCTGCTCGCCAACATGGGAGCCGACAAGCGTCAAATCCCGGTCATGAGCGGTGCCCAGATCGCCGCCGCGATGGCCCCGGGAAGCGACCGTCGCTTCCGCACCCCCACGGAGTAAACCTTGCCATACTACTCCGTAGACAATTTCGCCGCAGGCATGGACGTGAGGAAGTCTTCTCTCACGGCCCCGGCGGGCACGTTGCGCATGCTCAAGAACGCGCACGTGACGCCGGGCGGTGAGATCGAAAAGCGGCAGTCCTTCGTGAATACCTTCACCGCGCCGGGGGCGTCCGCTGGCCTTATGGCCATCGGCTGGGATGTCTACACTCTGGTGGCGAACGGAACGAACGTCCCGCCCAACGCCACGACGCTGGGCGTCCATTCCGTTGCGATGCCAGCGGGCGTGACCATCGCCGCGCTGCTCGACTGGGACACCTACAACGGCAAGTTCTTCGTGATCGTGCGCGGCAGCGATGGTTTGGTTTACCGCTTCTACAACGGTGCTCTGGTGCCTGACGCCAAAGGCGTTTCGTGCCGCACCTACAAGTCCAAGATTTACTCGGTCGAAGGATCGAACCTGTACTTTTCGTCGGTCGGCAATCCGAACGACTGGACGACGGCCACCAACGGCGCGGGCTTCATCAACCTTGCGACAGAAGACAGCGAAATGCAGACCCTCGTGGGTCTGGAGGTCTACTACGACAAGCTGGCGATTTTCTCCGAGCAGGCGTGCCAGATTTGGTTCGTTGATCCTGACCCGAACAAGAACCAGCACGTCCAGACCCTCCGTCAGGCTGGCACGTACGCTCCCAAGAGCGTGCGCCAGTACGGTTCAGGCGACGTGCTCTATCTGGCACCGGACGGGATCAGGTCGCTCAAGGCCCGCGTGCAGTCGATCACGGCGTCCGTGTCAGACATCGGTTCGCCCATCGACCCCTACGTGCGCAGCCTCATGGCCGCAGGCGCGTCTGACCTGCGCCGCACCATCTCCCTGCTGGAGCCCCTGACAGGTCGGTACTGGGTCATCACCAAGACGGGCGTTCTTGTACTTTCGAACTATCCCAGCCCGGAAATCTCCGCGTGGTGCGTCTACGAGCCGGGCTTCGAAATCACTGACGCCGTCGCTGCCGGGCCGTTCATGTACCTCCGGGCCGCCGACGGGGTGATCTATCGTTATGGGAACGGGACGAACGCCCCGATCTACGATGACTGTCCGGTCGAGGCTTACCTGCCGTATCTGAGCTTCCAGAAGCCCGCCACCTTCAAGCAGTTCAATGGCGTGGACCTGTCGGCCACGGGCACGTGGTCGATCTACGCCGGGCTCAATCCGCACAGCGAGGCCGCCGAAGACCTTCTGGGCACCAGCACGGGGCCGACCTTCCTGACCGGACGGTTCGCCATGATGGGCCATTCCACCCACGTGTCGCTGCGGCTTCGGTCGAATGTGCCCGGGGCCTGCACCCTCAGCAATCTCATGATCCACTATGAGGAGACGAATACCTCGTGACGAAGATCGCGGACGGGATGGGTGAGGGGCCGACCCGTTATATTATTCAACGTATGCGGGAAATCGACCGCAGAGAGATATACGCCACCCGGGAAGACGACGACGAAGAACGGCTCCTGTTCGACATGATGTACCTCGTGGACAAGCCCGGCTTGGCTTTTACGGCCTTTGCGAGGAACGGGGAGCCCGTGTCGGTTTTCGGCTTCCACCGGATGAGGCAGGGGGTCGGTGCCGTTTTCGCCTTTGGCACAGATCGATGGAATGAGGTCGTTCTTTCGATGACAAAGACCGTGCGTCGGGTTATAGTCCCGACACTGATTGCCGAAGGGTATCATCGGGCAGAGTGTGCGGCGCTTACAGACCGTGCTGACACTGCCAAATGGCTCCCGTCCCTCGGCATGAAAATTGAAGCCGTATTAGCTGGTTTCGGCTCCCAGCGTGAAGATTTCAGTCTTTACGTTTGGAGGCCCGAGAATGTGCGGCGGCGGCAATAACGATGACGCGAAGAAGGCCCTGCAATGGCAGAAGCAGCAAGCTGCTGACGCTGCCAAGAAGGAAGCCGAACGTCAGGTTCGCCTGAAAGAGGGCAACAGCGTCATCAACAAGCTGTTCGACGGCGAAGCGGTCATGGGCGACCGCGAGACGACCTATGACTGGACGGCGTTCAACGACGCAGCGGCAGACGCCCGACGCTCGCAGACCCCGACGCAGACCACGCGCCCCGCTCCGCAGGGTCCGATGACCCAGCCGCCAAACGACCGAAACGGATACGCAAACAGACCGCCGATCACACCGCCGAAGAAACCCTCGGTGCCGCAGGCGCAGACTGGGGGCAATGGGCTAAAGTCTTTCGATGATGTCACGCTGCCCGAGGGCTACAAGGTTGTGCGCGGCAAGGGCGGCTACCAGATCGTCGGCCCGGA